GGATGATTGAAGGACATCTTGATCTTGTTAGAAGCCGAAGTGATGGATTCGTCGCCCGTAAACTGGAGCTGCTCAATCAGATATTCGTGGGCCACCTGGGCAAAACGGCGACGCTCCTCCGTATCCAGATAGATATAGTCGGCATACAAGGAGGCCGCGACCAGACCAGTGGCGTTCACTGCATCCAAGACATAACCAGAATTGGTCCAGATCAGATTTTGAAGTTGATTCATTTCCAGAGTGATACGTACTTCGTGGTACTGGAGTGCGATCAGCGGGAGTGCCAGACCGGCATGGCGATTGAACCAGAACTGGAGCGGGATATAGAGAGTATATTCAGGACAGCAACTGCGGGCCTCTGCACTTGAATGCGGATCGCCTCCATAGCACTGGTTCGTACATCCGCCATCTGGACCCACACGTGTGATCAGGTTTGTAAGTTCCGGCACGTTGCCCACCATCTCCGCGTAACCGGCCTGCTTACCGGCGGGGCGTGTAAGTTCGTTCCAGATATGGAGCCAGTCTCCGTAGTGTTTGTCCATCTGCTGACCGCCGATCTCAATGTAGATATTGTTGATCAGGTTGTGGCCGACCCAGTTGAGCCAACGGAACTGATCGCCCGATGAATCACTGATAGCGGAATCATTGAGATCCACGCTAGGGAGTGTGACCTGGAGATACATGCGGTGAATGAGATCACCGTTGCGCGCAACAACACACTGTACCCGCTTTCCAAAATTCGCCACGCCGTTGAAGACCTGCTCAATGGATTCCATGGCAAAGTTGGAATGACGACGATAGAGCTGTTTGAAAAATGTAACTTGGGGGTTGGCCGTTAAGTAGACGTCCTGTGCCCCATAGGCCACAAGTTGCATTAATCCGCCTTGTACCATTCTCTAAACGGGTGGATCAATTTTAATCTCTTTCTAACCGGACACTCGTTGGCCTAAAGGGGGTGATGCTTAAGAGCACCAGTGAATGTCTATCCGTGATGTATTAGTCAGTGATACAATTGCAGAAACAAAGGCACGGCCTATCGCACGTGCAACGACTTTAGAAGCCCATCACCAACAGAAGATGAAAGAGTTCGGTGAGATTAAACAGTCCAAGACTGAGTTACTGGCTGCCCTGACTGAAGCAGAAGAAAAACTGGATTCGCTGCCGGAATCCGCCGTATTTAGTGATGAGTCGCGGCAACTGATTGATCTGGCCGAAGAGATTCGGAAAAAACTGAAGGCCATTGATGCCGATGATCATCGCCTGGATTATTTCTTGGATGTCGGTGACATGTTGTTCAAATATTTTGATGCACAGGAGTCTTTGGCCACTGGAGATTCTGTGAATACTCTGATGCCGGCGATTCGGATGCCGACAAATTCCGTACTCAGTTATTTCACGGAAGCAGTGGAACAGCCGACCATCCAGGCCTCCCAGCAGGCCACGGCGATTCAAAAGGCGCGTCAGAAGGCCAGCGAACTGGATTCGTCCGATGGACTGAACCGTGATAAGATGTTAGAAAAGTATTTGGCTGTTGTGGAACCTTCCGCCATTAAGAGTGGTATCATGCCTGGTTCTGGTATTGAACCTGGGTGGGGATCCTGTCCTGTCTGTGACGTGGAAATGACCTTTTATCAGAATGAGGCGCTGCTGGGCTGTCCGCGGTGCGGCCATGAGGAGTTCATTCTGGTGGATTCTGAGAAGCCGAGTTATAAGGATCCGCCGCGGGAGATCACTTATTTTGCCTACAAGAAGATCAATCATTTCAATGAATGGTTGGCCCAGTTCCAGGCCAAGGAGAATACGGATATCCCCCAGGATACGATTGAGGTGGTCATGCGCGAACTCCGTAAGGAACGCATTTCGGATCCGAAGAAAGTCAAGAAGGAGAAGATCCGTGAGATCTTACAGAAACTCAAGTTGTCTAAGATGTACGATCATGTCCAACAGATCAAGAATCGGATCCAGCAACAGATGACCATGTTGACGCTGTCAAAGGAGATGGAAGAGAAGTTGCAGCACATGTTCAAGGAGATCCAGCCGGCCTTCATCAAATATTGTCCTGCAAATCGGTCCAATTTTCTGTCCTATCCCTATGTCTTGTATAAGCTCTGTCAGCTTCTGGAGATGGATGAGTTTTTGCCGTGCTTTCAGCTCTTGAAGTCGCGGGAAAAGTTGTATCAACAGGATCAGGTTTGGCAGAAGATCTGTCAGGAGATGCGGTGGCAGTTTATTCGGTCTATTTAGACCAACGGGCAGTAGAAAAATTGACGGGCAAACTTGACGGGTCGGCAGGGTAGCATAACAATAATCTGACGACGAATCAAATGTTCATCTATCTTGCATCCTCTCCCGTATTCAGGGCTTTGTGCCTTGGAAAACTTGGATGTACCGAAGAGCCGTATGGACGGCGTAGCACTTACCTCACAGGATGTCCTCCAGGGCTTACCCCATCCCAAGACATTGACTACGATGCAGTTTGGGAGACTACTGCTACTACGCGTGATGAACTCTTTGACTTGGAAGATGAAGTTCATAACCATTTCCTGAAATATCGCATGATGCGAGACAAACCAGGAGATTCAGAATGGTTCAACTTCCAAGACAAGAATCCATGTGATGAGGTGAAGAGATTTATGGAATCTCGTCCATGGGTCAAACGCCAACTAACACTCTCTGAAATTACACCACCCAAGAGGTCTTCCCGCTACTTGCGTAAGCAGTACCACAAGAATCTTCAATACATCAAGATTCGCACATCCCGCAATGCGACCCTGAATCTCCTACAAGAGCCAGTCATCTCCGCTATTGCTATGTTTATGGCAGATGCAGACAATAGAGCAGGCTATGTAATCGCACCCTGCGGATCAGGCAAAACCATTATGTCTTCCAAGGGAATCCGTGGTGTGAAAAAGTGCGTGATTTGTTGCCCTTCCAAGCAGATCCAGAATCAATGGCTTGCTACACTTCTTGTAGAGGGCATCTTTACTGAAGCACAGATTCATATTGTTGGAGGTGCGGGAACTACAGACCCTTCAGTGATTCGCACCATCTTTGAAGGGGACGCATTCTGTGTAATCTCAACATACATGTCGTCTCACCTACTGGTTGATATTATCAACGGGAGTCTTGAGTTGCTTGTTCTTGATGAAGCACATCATATGGCGGGCATCGTTGCCAGAGATGAGAAGGGTGAGGGTCGCACACGCCGTCTCATGTTGAAGGCATCAGACCTTGGTGTCAAACGCCTATCTCTCACTTATACTCCACGCTTTATTGCTGACGATGGAGGCACAGATGCTGAATACCTTACAATGGATGACGACAGCATCTTTGGGAAAAAGATTGCCGAACTAAAAATCCGCGACCTGATCCGCAAGGGTGTATTGCCTGACTATCGTCTCTGGACACTACGCGATGAAGCCAAGAAGGGTACAGGTATTATTGGAAAAGCAGAGTGCATCCTGGAAGCCTGGGGGGCAACAGAGATTATTCGTGGGGAAGAGAAGCATATTCTACATCATCTTGTCGTATTTGCCTCAACAACACAAGAGGCAAAAGACCTGGAGCATTTCTTTAGAGCAAAGACAACCGATACTCTGGTACTTCGTGTTGAAAAGGGTGATAATTTAGAAGACCCTATTGCTCAATTTACATCTGCTTCACGAGCCATTCTGATCAATTGCTTTGTTCTGAACGAAGGGGTTGATATTCCTATCACAAACGCTGTAGCCATCACCTATCCCAAGCAATCACGTGGACAGATTACACAAATGATTCTTCGTGCTGGACGCTGGTATGAAGGCAAGCCTGTCTTTCATGTTCTTATCCCAACACTTGGGGATGAAGACCTATCAGGATTTGAAGAGGTGTTATCTGCACTTGCTTCCTGTGATGAACAGATCCGCGATGAGATTGTACTTCGCACAAAGCCAGATGTCAAACCATCTGACCCTCTACCCCCTTCACCTGAAACTGGCGATACGCTTCCAGAATGTATTATGATTGAGGAGTTTGAAGCAGACCAGGAGGAGATTAAGCGGTGCTTTACAAATATTCGCAAGAACCTATTCCCTGCTAAGGAGAGCCGACGCATTCAAGAACTCTGTATTGAAAAGGATGTTGATACCAGTGTGGAGTATGCTCTCTTGCGTATTGATATCCCTGAACTGCCAGAAGACCCACGACCAAAGGGTATGCTGTGGTACGACTATCTACATCCCATGCGATTTCACGACGACAGACTAACAGGTTCTGACTTTGTGAAGACCATTCTGGATCCAAACAATCTACGCGTAGGTCATACTTACGATGAATGGCGTGGTGTTCAGCCAACAGATGTCATCGCAAGACTTCCATCTGTGCAACACATTACAGATGGATTCTTTGGCAAAGACGACACAAACTTCAATACTCTTCGTGAAAAGTTTGGAAAAAAGATGGTTGGGCGTGGGCGGTAGATTCCATTTGAAATCCCCTGTCATCCATTTCAAAAAAACGCATCTATTTTTTGAAATGGAGAGAGCCTAAAATAAAATCTCCAGAGTAGGTATAGAAATGTCAGCCACCGCCACGCCAGCCATAAAAATTGACGCGACCGCCAAACTTGACGGGGTAGGCACAGCACACGACTATAAGTACAAGACTATCATGACATCCGTTGAAACTTTCAAGACTAGGGTGATCCGCATCCGCGACATCCTTCGCGGTCCTGGTGTAAGCATTACTGGCATGGACTCCATGCGACACATCTGCCTTTACCTTCTAAGTCGGTATATGACTCGTGCAAAGGTGGCAT